TGTGCTGGGTGTCCATGTTGCGCCAGCTGTAGCTGGTCGAAATCGTCGGCGCCGTCGCGATGCCGCAGAGATCGAGGGCGTAAGAGGCCTGCGCCACCCAGCCGCCGCCGATGCTCGCGCCCGCCTTGGGCCAGTCGTTAAGCAGGCTTTGGCCGGAATAGGTCTGGAAAATATAGGGGCCGAGCAGGATGCTGCCGCCCGTCGAGACTTGCGACCAGGTGGCCGTGAGATCGACGCGGATGGCGGTGAAGGGCGGCTGGTCGATGGTGAATTCGAGCGAGTCGTAGAAGGCCTGGTCACCGGTGAAGGTGACCGTGCCGTCTTCGCCGATCAGGATGTCGGAAACCGTCCACGCCAGCGAGGTGCGATCGACATGTGGGGTCGCGGACCAGCACTCGAGAATGCTTTCGAGGTCGCTGCGGTGGGCGTCGTCCAGCAGGACGGGATCGTAATAGGGCGCGACTTTGAGCGTTTCGGCCAAGGCCTGCTTGCGCGAGAGATAGTCCGGGGCGCGGGCGATCAACTGGATCTTCAGCGTCTGTGCGAACAGGTCGGAGGGAATGCCCACCAGGCGGCCGAAAAACAGCGGCACGACCGCCGAGCCGTTCCACCACGAAAACCACGCCCATTGCTTGCGCCCGGCCGACAGCAGGCCGACGCCCGGGTTCTGGATCACGAGGCTGAGGGTCGGGATTTTCCCTTCCTCATGGCGCAATTCGAAGCCGAAGACATTCTCGTCCATGGTGTAATTCGCGGACGAAAACGCCACGGTGCTATCGGTGACCCATGAGAAATAAAACGGGCCGCCCGCGCCGGGACCGGGGCCGCTCATCAGATTTCTTCCAACTGCATTTGCCAGCCGACCGCCGCGCTGTATTCGTTCATTTTGGTTTGCAGCGACAAAATCTTCATGGTCAATTGCGGGCGATAGAAAGTGAACGCGCCTTCGACATAGGACGATCCAGAAACAATAGGGCGCTGAGCCGATCCGCCTTCGGTCAGATAGGACAATTCCGCCACGCACGAGACAGTCACCGTCTGGCCGGGCCAGAAGCCGTCAATCGCCGGCGCGCGCTGATCTGTGCATGAGATCGTGGACGCATATTTGCGAAACTGCGATACGGACAGATCGACAGATGCGCCATTGATCGTCCGGCGCACCTGCTTCGCCTGCTGGATTGGCTCAAGCGTCTGGTCGAGACCGCGCGCCGAATAGGGCGGCACGCCCATAGCCGAGATGACCAGCAGCGTGGTTTGGCCGGGAGGGAGCAAAGCCATCAGGTGTCCCAGCTCGGCGAGCGCTTGGTGGTCGAGTTCATTTGCGCGGCGGCCGCGAGGCGGCGCAGGTCGTCGATCACCTCACGGGTGGCGTAGACCTGTTCTTGGCTACCGTTGATGCCGAGCGTGAAGGCGATCAGCCCGGCGTTGGGCTGGGCGCCAGACGCGCCGGACGAGCCGTTAGAGGCGAAAGCCGGGGCCATCGCCATCGCCGGCATCGCCAAGCCGCCCAAGCCCGGCATTTGCAGCCCGGAGCCATTGCCCGGCGCCACAAGGGCTGCGGCGAATTGCCCGATTTTGCCGATCAGGCCATCGAAGGCGGTGGTGGTCGAGCGCAGCGAACCGGAGAGGTTGAGGGCTTCGTCGTCGGCGCCCGCGCCCTTCTTCGGCAGATAGCCGGGATAAACCGGAAAATCGCTGGTATTGCGATCGACGCTCTTTTTCATGGCGTCTTCGCTGATGAATTGATCGTTGCGCTTGACGCTGCTGTCCAGCGCCCGCTTGCCGATCACCGGCATTCCGAAATAGCGGTTGGCGGCGTCGCGTTCGCGCGCTTCGTCGTCGCTCTCGTGGAAGCGGTCGGTCGTCGCGGGCTTGGCGCTCGAAGCGAGCTTGGAGCCTGGAACCGCGTGATCGCCGCCGCCGCCGAACAGCGACTTGAGCCAATCGCCGACGCCGCCAAAAGCAGCGCCAGGAGACTTGATTTCGGGGAGCGCGTTTCCGGCGCCCGAAAACAACGCCTTGGCTTGATCGACGAATCCGCCGCCAGCCGCGCCGGTCGTCGCCGTCTTAGACGGAGCCGAGAACAGGCCCGCGACGTCCGCGCCGATACGCGAAAATACCGCGCCGATCTCCTGGGAGACGCGCAAGGCTTCCTTGCCGGTTTCCATCGGGTCGATCTGCGGCAGTTTCCGCTTTTCGATCCCGGCCGCGCCAGCCGAACCGACGCCGAGTTCCTTCCACACCTTGTTCCACACATCTCCGATGCTGGACGCGGCGTCCTCGTGATCCTTCTTGGCGCCGTCGAGTGCGGTTTTCTGCACGCTCTTGAAATTCGTCGCGGATTCGTTCGCCATGCCGAAAAACGACCTGACGCCCATCACGAGTTTGGCGATCTCGCCCGATCCGACGCCCAAGGCCGCGATCCAACCTGAAAATTCAGCGCCTCCGAGCGATTCTTTGACCTTGGCGAACACATCGGCCAGATCGTGCGCCTTGCTCCAAGCTAAGTAGAGGCCAGCGGCGAACGACGCGATAGCCGGGTGATCCATCGCCAGAATGGCCACGCCGATAGCCAGCGCCACAACGTCAAGCACGGCGGCCAACGCCCCAACAATCGCAATGACAGGCCCCAAAACCCCGGTGAATTGCAGAAACGCGCCGATCATCAAAAGCTGCTTGCCAGTCAGTTCCGAGCCGAACAAACGGTTTAGAACGCCAGCAACGGATTGCGCGCCGGACTCGATAGCCTTCCACGTCGAGAGCAGGCCTTCCCACGCGCCCTTGATCGACTGCCAGCCGCTTTGCTGTTCGGCCTTGACCCACGCCCAGGCGTCGGACACCGCCTGTTCGAGCATCCGCCACGGCTCGGCCATCCAGGAGGCCGCGCCGATAGTCTGGGCGCGCAGCCATGCATAGCCGTTGCTAAAGGCGCCGGTGATATCCGCCCACACCGCGCCGGCCGACACTTTCAGGCCGTCGAAGGCCGTGACCTGCAAGTGCGCGTCGCCCGACAGCAGCGCCTTGATGTAATCGAAGGCCGCTTTGCCGAGCGCGCTGACCGAGCCGAACATTTCCGCCGCAGCCGCGCGGATCGGCGCGATGGTGACGCGCAGGCCGGGCGCGAGGGCTTCCGCCCCTTCGAGGATTTCCGACCAGAACGGGGCGGCGGCGAGCGCAAGGCCGGCGAAATTGGTGGAAAACAGCAGGCCAAAGGCAAGGACGCCCGCGCCGATCTCCAGCCAGGTGGTGGCGGACACCTGTTTCAGCCGCGCCATGACGGCGGCGTAGCCGCCCTCCAGGGCGGTGAAGGCCCCGGCGAGGCTGGGGAAGGCGCCGAGCGCCGACGCCTTCATGCTGTCATAGGCCGCGCCCGCGATTGCGACGATGCGCGTGAAGGAGGCGGCGGCGAAGGCGCCGATGTCGTTGAAGGCCTGCGACGCGGCGGCTTTCCAGCCGTCGAATGAGGACAGGTCATTGGCGGCAAGCAGCGCCTTGAAGTCGCTCCAGGCCCGCTTGGCGGCGTCAATCGCCGCGCTGAAGGCGGTGAAGATGCCGGAGGCCGCCGCGCCGACGCCGCGCTCGATCACGCCGAGAACCGGGAAAATGTCGTCCTTGACGAAATTAGCGATGTCGAGCCGATGGGTCTCGATAAAATCGGAAATCGCGTCCTGCTTGCTGGTCGCCTGCGGCGCGAACAGCATCCCGATCTCGTGGCCGATGCCGCTGATCGACGCGCCGATGATCGCCTTTTGCTCGGACAGGTTGAGTTTCAACCGGTTGAGCGAATCCTCGTTGGCCTTGGCGATGGCCTTGTCGGTGTCGGTGACGGACAGGCCGAGGGTGCTGTAAACCTCGGAGGTGGTGCGGATTTCGCGGCCCAGATCCTCGATTTTCGAGGCGAAATCCTTGCCGAATTTCTTTTCGAGATCGTCGGTGATCTTGGTTTTGCGCGGGTCGTCGTCGTCAATGCGCGCCAGGGCTTCGCCCAGGCTTTGCAGGGTGCCGATATAGTCCTTGCCGTCGCTGGCGAGGCTGCGAAAATTGACGCTGGTCTTGCCGGCGTCCGCGCCCTGCGCGCCGCCACGCATCACACCGATGCCGGTGGTGGCGTCGTATTGCTTCGACATGCCGCCGATATCGCTCAGGCTGCGGAAATAGGTCTTGGCGCCGTTGCTGGCTTCGTCGAACTGCGTCTTGATCTTACCCAGCGCGGCGGTCAGCTCGCTGTCGCCGATGCCGGCCGAGGAGGCGGCGAATTTGAGCCGCTGCAACTGATCGGTGGAGGCGCCGAGCTGCTTGGCCGACTCCACCAGCTTGTTGGTCGAATCCGCCGCCGCGACGCCGATGGCGGAAAGACCCGCGCTGATGCCGGAAAACGCCCCGATCGCCAGCGTCAGGCTGCCGCCGAGCGACTTGCCGAAGGATCCGGCGAGGTCGAGAATGTCGTTGAGCGAGGTTTTGAGCTTGTCCAGCCCTTCGCTGGCGTTGCCCTTGCCGACTTCGTTGGCGGAGCGGCCGATCTGGTCGAAGGCTTTTTTGCCGGCCTCGCCGATTTCGAGCAGCGACGCCTTGATCCGGTCGCCGCCTTCCAGCGTGATTTTCTGCGTGAAGGTGTCGTTCGCCACTTATCGACCCCCCGCATAGTTCGCGTAAAATTCGGGAATGCGCTTTTCAGCGCCCTGACAGATTTCGAGGATGTTCAACCGCTTGGTGATGGCCGAAGAGTTCAGGCCGATGAACAGCGGGATTTTTTCGCCGCCGCCCTGGCGCAGATGATCGACCGTCAGGCGTTCCGAGCGCGAAGGATTGGCCTTCAAGGCCGATTCAGCCGGGACGCCGTTCGCATAGCCGAACAGCATCGGGTGCGCGCCGGTTTTGACCATGAAGAGCGGCCCGATTTCCTGCGTGTAACGCTTGGCCGTCATCCGCTTGGCGCCGAGCATTTTCGGCACGCCCGGCAGGGGTATCCACAGCAGCGGGTCGCCCTGGGAAATCGCGCCGTATTCAAACACGATGGCGAAGGGGATACGCACCCGCGCGGTGATCGAATAGACGCCTCCGAGCGCTTTTGGCGTAACCGTCGAGACTTCCAAGGCGGCGGAAAAGTCGCGCGCAAAGCCCGCCGATGCGATATTCGCGTTGCCTTGCGTGCGGATCATGTCGGCGGCGTCAGCCATCGCCGCCGCCGCCGCGTTGGAAATCAGATCGCCCATCGCCTCGATATTGATGATCGGGCCGCGATCGTTCTTTTCGAAGCGGAATTCCATCAGGGGGAGCCGATAACTTGCCGCTTTCCGCGTTCCACCAAATAAGCTAGCGCGACATCGCGTAACACTTCATACGGCCCGATAACTTCAAGACCCGCGCACCCAAAAATACTCTTTACTCCATTCCAAGTTTCGTCATCTCCGAACAGGCGGCAGAACTCAACCCCTTTTTCAGTAATTCCGCTGAAAGAGAGGAAATCAAGCGTAACATTGCGCGCAGCATCACGCGAATAATGCTTAACATATGAGATAAATCCGCCCTGTTCCAATAGTTCGGTATGGCGTTTTATAACGTCGCTGCTCGTGCCTTCGAAGCACATCAGCATCGGGTCAGCGAGGCCATCTCGCGCGGCGAGCAACATGCTGCGGATCAAATTCCAATCGCGTTTCATGGGCATCATTCCTGCAAAAGCTGCATCTGCTTTTCGACTTCCGGCTGTTCACCGCGCGCCGCCATCGTGTTCAGATGCAGCGTCTCGGCAGCGCGTTTTTTGCGGCGCTTTTCGCCCGCGACCAGCGCCACGCCGATCTGGCGCGGCGTCATTTTCCACACATCGGCGGGCGGGTAGTTGAGCCCCACGAGCATGTCAAAGGCGGTCAGGAGGTCGGAGAGGCCCGCGCGAGGCGGGGCGGCAACTGGCGGCGCCGTTACGCGGCTTTTGGCGAAGTCCCGCTTTCGCTCGTAATATCCGATGCTTTCGAGGAAAGGGTCTGGAGCTGCCTCAGGAACTCCCCCAACTTTTCGCCTCCGAGTTTCGGGAAGCTCAGGATCAGGATTTCGACAATCGCCTCAATCTGCTGTTCGGCGACCAGCTCGGCGTTGATCTGCTTCCTGAACCCTTCGTCCTCGGGCTTGCCGCAGGCCATGGCGATGATCTTGCGCGCGTCCTTGGCGACGGCGAAAAAGGTGGCGGGCTTTCTCAGATCGCCATCCTCGATCAGCGCGGCGAATTTCGGATTTTCGTCGGCCAGATCGGCAATGAAGTCGAGGGGCAGGCCCCGGATTTCTACTTTGAAGCCGCCGAAGTCGAGTTTTTTGACGCCCGATCTCAATTCGCGAATATCCGACATATTTTGCTCTCTCATGCCAAGGGAGACGGCGCGGGGTTGGCCGCGCCGTCAGGTCAAAATCACGCGATTTCCGCGCCGTAGTAAGAGTTGAAGGCGTCGTTCGGCAGGCCGTACATATCCGCCTTGAGATTCATCTTGGCCTGCTGCGCGCTGATCCAGTCGATCTTGTCAGGCAGCACCTGGAAGCGCGGGATGATGATCTGATAATGTTTGCCGTAGGCGCCGTTGCCGACGAACTGCGCCACGAGATTGGTGGGGAGCGCGCCGCCGAACGCAATCATGCGGTTCGGGTAAGTTCCGGTGATCGTGCCATAGGCCATCAGCGCCAGGTTTTCCGGGGTGAATTCTTCGAGGGTAAATTCGAGTTCGCCCTTGCGCTTGGTCAGAAAGGTCATGTCCGTGTTGACCGATCCGCTTTGCGAGGTCATGTGATCCTCGCGCGTGTCGGTCAATTTCGTGGAGAATGCCGAGATATTTCCGACGCCGGAAAAGGCGACGCTTGACCAGATGGCGGTTCCGGTTCCGTCGGCGAGGGCCGTGCCGACGCCATGCGGGCCGACCGTGGTTCCAGATGTTCCGGCCGTGGTGCAGATATAGATGTTAAGCGGAAGAGCCGGGAGCACAGCGGTCGCATCAAAATTGATCACCTGATCGCCAACGCCGTAAGCGGTCGAAGGCTGCCACTTCTGAATCAGCGGGGCGGAAGTGATGAGTCCGACGATGCCCTTACCGATGGTAAGGTTCTGCGGGCCGAGCGGGGTAGCGGTCATGTTCGAGGCTCCATCGGAGGGAATGGCGCGGTCTTGCCGAAGGACCGGATAGGCTTCCGCGTCTCTTGCGAAACGCTAGAATTCGGTCGGTTTGAGCGGGTAGGAGAAGGTGACGGAAACCGCCATTTCGCCATCGACGCCGGACGCCATGGTCAGCGCCGTCGCGGCGCCTTCATAGAAAATGTCGCCGCCGCCCGAGACCAGGTCGCCGAGCGAGCCCGCCACTTGCGGCGTATCGCCCGGAAGGATATCGGCGAAGATCGCCTTGAGCACCAGAATGCGTAGGGCGTTCAATTGCGGGCCGACGTCTTCCGGGGCGGCGCCGAGCGAAATGAAGATTTCCGGCGTCATGCGGACGCCGGTGATGCCCAGCGAGCGGAATGCGCCGCCGTTCTGGGCAAAGCTGTCGTCGCGGCTTTCGTGCGCGTCCATGATGAACAGCGCTGGCCGCGTCGCGGCGGCGGGATTGATCGGCCGGTTGCGGTAGACCGCCGCGAAATCGGGGATGGCCTGCAAGACCGTAAAGAGTTGCGCCAAGATGGCTTCGCGGCGGTCCATTACAGCGCCATCAGGATAAAGAGGATTTCGCCGAGCGTTTGCCAGTTGGGGACCGGCTTGAACTGGTTATTCGTCACCCGCCAGGACGGGTCCGGCTTGTCGTGGACCGACATGATGCGGTAATTGGCGCCCGCGAAGGTCACGTCGACGTCGACCATCGCGGAGGAATCGATTTTCAGCGCGGCGAGATCGGCGCGCAGCACGGTGCAACACGGCCTGACTGCCGAAACGTCGAGCGATTTTTCCTTGATCTGCGCAACCGAGGACCGATCGATAGCCTGAAGCGACACGGCTTTCTGGTTGACTGGATTGCGGAAGGTCATCGGCGAGGCGGCGCCCGCGTAGAGCCGCGCCAGCATGCGGGCGACGCCGGCGGCGACATTCATGCCAGCACCGGGACGCGATAATTGTCGAGAATGTCTTCGACATCGGACGACAGATTGCCATCGCCGGAGGGCGTCAGATATTCGACGCTGTAAACGCCCTCGGCCTTTTCCGACCGGATCAGCGGGTCGCGCTGGCGTTCGGCATAGCGGGTGTAGACCATGCGGCCGACCGCGTCTTCGAGATCGGGCGGGATCGGCGCGGCGGAACTTGGGAAGGCGGCGGCGTCCTGGCCGGGCAGCACATAGCCCGCCACATAGACCACGGTGACAATGCGTCCGCGCCAGTTGATGGCGTCGCCGGAACTGTCGATCCGCGACAATTGGCCGACCGTCGCGCTGGTGATGAAATCATCGCCCTCGGTCAGGGTTTCGCCATCGACAAGGACGCTGGTGATCGACGCTACTGGCCAGCGGCTCAGTTGCAGGACGTTGCGCCGGTTGACGGCTGCGCCGCGGCGGGCGCCGAGGTCTATTCTGTCCTGCACCGTTTCGATGGCGAAGGCGCGATTGCAGAATTGCGCAGCCGCCGCGCTGCATCGCGTGATGGCGCGCGCCAGAAAGCCGTCATCGGTGGTGACCGTCACGCCCCAGTCGTCCTTGAAGGTCGCGAGCAGCGTCAGGTCGCGCGTGGTCGCCGGCGTCAGGACGGTGGTCACGAGGGATTTTGACATCGGGCTTTCCCGTCACGGGTTGCGGCTGGCGTTTCGCGGGATTCATGTCGCGGGTGCGATAGGTTTGGCCGGTCATGTCCTGGCGTCCGCGAGGATCGACGCCGCCAGTTCGCGCAGGCGGGCGTCGGGCGCCTTGGCCGGGATCTCGCCGCCGTGGCCGGCGATATAGCCGCGCACGTCCTCGATCGGCGAGGACGCGGGGTCAAATTCGGCGCGGCCGGTTTCAATCTTTGGCGCTTTGGCGTCCTCGACGATCTTCACGCGGCCTTTCGCCTCAAGCTCCTTGGCCTTGGCGTGCGGCATGACGGAATGATCGCCCGGCATGAAAGGCGGCGCATGGCGCAGATATCTGACTTTGACGTGATCGCTCATGATCTGGCTTTCGACGGATTTCGAGGAGTCGCCGGGGCGCTTTGGCTGCGTCCCGGCGGATCAGGCGATGCGATCAGCTAGCGGCCGGAAGTTCGGGCATTCCGGCGAAGACCGCTGCGGCCAGCGTCTTGGCGGTGTCGGTGTTGGCGGCCGAGAGATCCGGCGTATGGGTGACGCGGATATAGCGGTAGGCGCTCGACAGATTGACGCCCGCCGCAACCGCGCCGCGCACGGTGCCGGCGCCGGTGGCGACGACGCCCGGAGCGGTCTGGACGGCGTAGTCGGACCAGGTCGCGCCATCGGTCGAATGTTCGACCTTCAGGGCTGTGATCGAGAGGGTGTTGGTGGAGGAGAGAACCGCTTCGTAATAGACATTGATTTCGGCGCACTGCGGCATCGAGAGCGTCGAACGGTCGATCGTCACGCCGACCACCGACGTGGCGTCGCCGGTTCCACCGGCGGTGAGCGAGTTAAAGGCCGAGCCGATGCGCTCGGTCACGACCGAAGCAATGTCGGTCATATAGATGCGGTCCATGGGGGATCCTCGAAAAAAAGAATGGGAGAAGGCTCTCGACCCGACAGTTCGCCGGACCGAGTTCATGCGCTCATGTCAGGCGATCACGCCCATTTGACGCCGGTGATGACCGAAACGGCCTCGTCATGGCGCAGATGGAAATCATGCTCCGCGATGGCCCGGATCAGGGTTTCGTCACGCTCGAAGGCGTTGCGCTGGTTGCCGCCGGCGTCGGTGTAGGAGCCGTCCTGCGACATGCCGAGCGACAGGGCGAGGGCGTCGAAGATCAGCGCCTGCGACATATCGGTCAGGTAGATTTCCGTCTGGGTTCCGTCGGTCAGCGTGGTCGGGATCTGGGTGGTGGTCTTGAACGGATAGCCGCGCAGCGTGCCGTTGTTGACCATTTCGTCACGGTAGACATAGAAGCCGTTCGAGTTCTTGAGGGTGAGCAGGAACTGCTTGATGCGCGGCGCGAAGAACCAGGTCGGGCGGATCATCGGCACGTTGGCGTTTTCCAGCGCCAGGATGGCGTTGCCGAGCTCCTGATCGACCGTCGTCAAGGTGAACGTGGCGTTCGAGGGGACCAGATTGCCGGCGAGGCAGATGTTGCGCAGGCCAAGCGGCCAGTCCACGGTGCCGTCGCCGCGGATGAAGGCCAGATCCTCGGTGCGGGCGAGGCCCTGCACGACGTCATTCTGCACCAGGCCATCCGTCGCCGGAGAGGCGTAGCGCAGGAAGTCGTTGGAAACCGGCACCAGCACCGTGAGCTTCTTGAAGGTGGCGACGATGTTGCCGACCGTAGGCTGCTGCGTCCCCATCTTTGCGCCTTCCGCGCCATAGGTGCCGGTGACGCCGCCGGTCTGCTTGCCCATGCGCATGGTGCCGCGCGGCATCGGAATGATGATCGGCTCGGATGAACGGACGACGGTCGCCGGGCGCAGCAGCTCGACGACCTGGTTGGCGAAGTCTTCCGGCACCAGCGCGCCGCCGGACGCGGCGGTCGAGGTGCTCAGCGCCTTGGTGACGATGTGATTTTCGCCATAGTTCTTTTCGGCCCATTGCGCGGCGAGCATGACATTGCCCTGCGCGTGATGCAGCGCCTTGACGAAGGCGCCGATCAGATAGACTTTTTCCTTCGGGCTGGCCGGGACGGTGGGGGACTGGCCTTCGACCGGCTGGGCGCCGCTGGCGGCGGCGGCCTCGACGCGCTTGATCACCGCGATTTCGTCGTCGAGCGCCTTGCGCTCGGCTTCAATGGCGGTGAATTCGACGTCGGCGGCCTTGAATTCCGCCTTCTGCTCGTCGGTCTTTTTCTCGACCGCGGCCAGGTCTTTCATCTTTTCGGCGAAAGCCTTGATCTTGTCGGTCATCTGCGCGCGTTTGGCGAGCAGGTCAGCCATCTTGACTGCCATTTTCGTAAACTCCGTGGGGTTAAAGAAAGGCGCGTCGGACGACGGCCCGTGCGCCTTGCCAAAGGGCAGTCAGGGCGGACCGGCGAGGCCGGAAGGGGTCACACGGCCGCGAGGATTTCGGCGGCGCGGGCGCGGAAGGTGAAATAATCGGCGTCGATGGATTTATCGTCGCCGTCATCGGTGCCGTCGTCATCGTTCGTAACGTCGCCGAGCACGCCGCCGAGTTTGCCGCCGGCGGTTTCCATCAATTCGCAGGCGGCGCGGATTTCGCTCTCGTTGGCGGCCGACAGAGCGCGGCCGGCCTTGGCGATGCGATTATAGGTCTTGATCTGGGCGACAGCCGCCCCCTTGTCGGCCCCGCCGAGTTTAGCGAGCAGTTCGGAGACTTCCTCGGCGGTCATGGCGATCAGCGCCGCGCCCAGCTGATTGGCGGCGTCCGCGAGCATGGCGGGGACCGGCGAGTCGTCGTCTTCATACTGGGCTTCCCATTCCGCGCTCTGGGCGAGATAGCCGAGGCTTGAAAGCAGGCTTGCCAGCGAGGAAATGTCGTAGAAGTCTTTGACCTTCAGGGGCTTGAATTCCTTGGTCGTCAGAGACCGTTCGACCACCAGAGCCTCGGCGTTGGCCGGGATGGCGACGAAGGAAAACTCCATCAGGTCGCAAGCGATATATTTGAGGCCGCCGCCCTTGATCGGCTCGGCGGTGGTCGGGTTGAAGCCGATCGAGGTGGCGTTGACGACGCCATTCTTGACCCGCTTGTAAAGCTTGTCGGCCTCGGCGTCGTCGCCTTCCGGCGGGAATTGCACCAGCGCCTCCACAGCGCCGTCCTTGACGGCGATCTCGACGCAGCGCGCCACCGGGCAGGAGGGATCGTGATTCCACAACACGACCGGGTTCGACTTGTAGGAGGATAGATCGATGCCGCCGGGAACGACGACGTCGCCGGCGCGGTCGACTTCCGGCGTCGAGATCACCACCCGCACCTGGCGGTCGCCCAGGCCTTCCGCCTTGGTCTGGGTGGGGAAAAATTTGCGCTGAATCGCCATGGTCGTCCTCAAGGTTGTGCGTCGTCGGCGTTGGGGCGCCCCGCGCCGTCGGGCGCGCTGCCGGAGGCCTGACTGCCCGCCGCCGCCAGATTCATCGGCGCCAGCAACACGTCGCCGCCGGCTTCCATCGGGAGGTCGCGGTCATAAAGCGCCCGGGCCTCGTTCTGTGTCATGATGCCGCCCGCGACGCCCTGGCGGCCGGTCAGCATGCGGCCGGCCGGCGAGGCGCGGAACAGGTCGGACAGGTCGAAATCGACATCGAGGCCGGCGAGATCGAGGCCGAAGTGGAATTCCAGCCGGCGCTCCCAGCGGGTGAATTTCGGCGAGAGCGTATTGTTGGTGTAGTCGGCGTCCTGAGCTTCGATATTATTGTTGGTCGAACGGTCGTTTTTGGCGACCTTGTGCGGCGGGACGCGGTAAAACCGGCAGATATCCTCGACCTGAAAGCCGCGACTGTTCAAGAATTCCAGATCGACCGAGCTGAGCGACAGTGGCTGTACTTTGAGCCCCTGCTCAAGAACGGCGGTGCGCCCGGTATTGGCCAGACCCGCGTTCATCTCTTCCCATTCCGCCTTCATGCGCTTGGCGGCTTCGTCGGTCAGCTTGCCTTCCGTCGTCAGCACCGATGATGGGCGCGCTCCGTTCTGCATCCAGGCGCCGGCCTGCTTCTCCTGCCCGAGCGCCAGGCCGATCGAATCGGCGGCGAAAGCGATGCGGCTCGACCCCATCAGCATGTTGAAGCCCAGATCCTGCATGTGAAACACATGCTCGGACGGAACGCGGAACCCGGCATAGGCCTGTGGCAGTTTGGTCAGGATCGACAGTTCAAACAGGCCGGTCGGCGCGAATTGGTAGAAAATCGACCCATCCGACGCCTCGAGCACCGTCACCTTGTCCGGGTTCATCGGAATGAGTTCGGACGGATCGCCGCGCCGGTCGCGCAGGATGATCGCGTAGGCGTTCGATTTGAGCTGGATCGACCGCTCCATCATACCGGCGAACTGGAACCAGTCCTGGACGCGGTTGGGGCGGCGGAACAATCTGGCCAGCGGGTGATCCGTGACCTGTTCACGGCCGCCCGGAGCTTTGCGGCCGCCGTCAATGGTTCGATCCGGCAAGGAGCGATAAAGCTTCGCCTCGGCGCGGGCAATGTCTTCCGAGATGATGTTGACGCAGGCGAACACCGCCGAGCAGCGCATGGCCGTCGATTGATTGACGGCGATGCCGCTCGCCGACTTGACCGAGCCGAGGAAGGGAAACCACGCGCCGCCGCCGATCTCGCCCGCGCCGAAGTTTTTGCGGCGCGGCGTCATCGATCCGAACAGACCGCGCATCAGGCTGCGTCCTCATTGCCGGTGGTCTGATCGGCGCTGGCGTTGGCGACGGCGCCGGCAATGGCGGCCAGCAGCGCGAAGGCGCCGCCGACGATGAAACCCGCCGCCGGATGCAGCAGCCAAGCGCCATAGGTGATCGACGCGGCGCCGGCGAGGCCGATCAGATCGCGGAGGATGACAGCGACAGCCGACATGGGAATCCTTACCAGGTGCGAAGGCCGCGATCGGCGGTATAGATGGAGGCGGTAGGGTCCTCTTCGATCGGCATCAGATACGCCGCGTCGAAGATCGCCATGACGGGATCAATTTTGGCGGTGCCGCTGGCCTGCTTGGTGACCATAGTGGCGTTGTCGGAGCCCTTGAGCATGCAGTTGCCGACACACCACGCCATCAGCGGCTGCGCGCAATGGACGAACTGGCGGTCCGCCAGCTTATTCGCCACGCTCTTGATCGTGCCCTGCAGCGTATAGCCCTGCCTGACGCCTTCGAGCGGGCCGCCATTCTCCATCGAGAAAATGCCGCGGCGACCAAGTTCCTCGACGATTTCCTTCACGCCGACCGGATCGAAGCCGATATGCTTGAGCAGACCCGTTTCATGGACCTGTTCGATTTCGTCGGCGACCTGGTCGACGGCCTCGTCCATGCGGTCGACGATGACGAGATCGCCGGTCGCCTCGAGTTCGAGAAACTTCGGCGCCACGTCCTTTTGATGTTCGAGCGCGTCGCGATGCAGCCACGCGCGCCCCCAATGCAGCCAGCGCGTTTTGGTCTTCGGGACGAAGACAACGGAGCCCGGCTCTTCCGGGACCAACTCCTGATAGGTTTCGCGGCCGAGCACCGCCAGGCCGAGCATGTCGTAAAGACCGCCGCCGTCGACGCCGACCGTGACCAGGTCGCTGCGCTCAAGGATCTCGCCGAGCGTCAGCGTCTTATCGCCGTTTTTCTCCCAGTGCTTCGCGCCGGGCCAATTGTCCGTCTTGAGGCCGACGCCGATCTGGATGTTGAGATGCTGCGACGCCCAGCGGACGATTTCCTCGCGGCCCTTGGTCTCGGCTTCGGCGAGCGATTCCTGCATGCGCGGGACGGTGATCGAGCGCCCATTATTGGGCATCACCATCGGCCAGTTGGCGACGTTGCGCCATTGCGATTCGTCGCGGGCGATGGCGTCGGGGAATTCGTAGAGGATCGGCAGCGTCCGGCTGTTCTGGATGCGGCCGTCGCGGATCGCGCGGGCCGCCATAAGGTCGGATTTGAAAATACCGGTCGGGGCTTCGTCCGACTGCGTCGAGATGATGATGCCGAAGCTTTCCGGGATCGAGATCATGCCGCCGCGCAGCTGGCCGATGGCGCTTGCCGCCTTGGCCTTCTTGCCGATCACGTGCAGTTCGTCGAGGAGCCAGAAGGCCGGGCGTTGGCCGGTGAGGACGTTCGAATCGAAGGTGAAAATTTCGAGCGTCGCGCCGGTGAGGAGATTGGTCAGCTTCTTGAGGTGGTTCTGAACGTGAACCCGTTTGTCTTTGAGGTTCGGGTTGATGTTGATCATGCCCGAGGCCTGGGCGAAGGCGGCGTCGGCGATATCCTGCGTCGGCGCGACCAGAATGCCCACCGCATTCGGGCGCTTGTTGAGCAGCAGCCAGGTCACGCCGAGCGCGGCGCTGTAAGTGGTTTTCGAGTTCTTCTTGCCGACCAGGGCGAAGATTTCGCGGATGAAGCGCTGTTGGCGCTCGGGATCCCACGAGCCGAAGATCGCGCGGACGATATCGAGGAACCACTCGCCCGCGGCGTCGGCCAGCAAGGGGTTGCCGGGGACATCGGGAAGGCGAAGGCAGGAGAAGACCTGGACGGCCCTTTCCGCCAGGGCGCGGTCGAGGGGCAGGGCAGGGACGAGGCTGCGGCCGTCACGCAGGCGCTGCTCCCAATCCGTGCAGGAGAGATCCCAGTAGGAAGGGGCTGCGTTCAATTCAGCAGGCCGTCGAATTCATCGGGCGCCGAGGTCGAAGGTTGGCCGGCCGTCGCGGGGCGGGGTGTGTCGAAAAGGTCGTCCTGCAATTTCTGGTCGGCATGGCGCGCGCCTTGCTGCACCAGCGTCGGCATCTTGGGGTGAACATAGGGGGCGAGACGGGCGGCGACCATGGCCAGGTTGGTCCAGTCCTCGGCGTCCGCCAGCTTTTCGGCGGCGTGCTTCATCAGGTCGATAGGAGACATGCCCCTCACGCTGACTTTTCCGGGAAGGACGCTGAGACGCTTGTTCACCGAGCCCGGCTTGCGCCCAGCGCCGGGACGTTTGCCGCCTCGCGCCATTGAATTGCTCGCCTTTGTTTGATCGTTTGATATTGCGTTTGATATTTATTCGAATGCAAAACCGACCGTGAAAAATCTCCCGCCGGG